TAGAAGCTATTAAAAACGACCCCTTACCACAGCCGATGCGTGAAGCAGTTGGGCAAACTGTTGATGCAGATGATGCAGATTTCCGCCCGTTGAGCGGTGACGCATTGCGTGATTTGCTACCGATGAACCAACGCCGTATGCAAAATTTGTCGGCGTATCTGTGGGAATCGAACACACTGGCTAATCGCCTGATTGAATTGCCAATAGCCTATATTTTAGCCGATGGCGTTAAACTTAAAGCCAATGATGAGATTATTCAGAAACTATTAACGGATTTTTGGCAACATCCTGTTAATAATATGGACATTAAGCTGGTTAAAAAAGTCCGTGAGTTGTCGATGTATGGTGAACAGTGTTATCCCACTTTTGTTAATGAGTACAGCGGTGCGGTGCGCTTGGGTTATCTTGATCCGTGCTTGATTGCGACCGTGGTGGTAGACCCTGACAATGCTGAACAACCGATAGGTATCATTACCAATATCACTAAAAAAGGTGTGGCTAAGCGTTTTAAAGTTATTGTTAATGGCATTGAAGAGGAGATGTTTACCCAACGTACTATCGCTATTCGGGATAGCTTTACCGATGGCGATTGTTTCTATTTCAAGATTAACGACCTTGCCAGTGGACGGCGGGGGCGGTCGGATTTACTCAGTCAAATTGACTGGTTGGATTCTTACGATCAGTTTCTATTTGGTGAGTTGGACAGGGTACAGTTTTTACGCGCCTTTATGTGGGATGTGACGCTAATAGGTGCGAATGAAGAAGAAGTTAAACAAAAAGCCAAATCGATACGCGCCCCTAAACCCGGTTCTGTGCGGGTGCATAATGACGCGGAAACATGGAAAGCCGAAAGCCCTAGTCTTGAATCCAGCGATTCAGAAACTAGCGCGAAGTTGTTTCGTAATCATGTATTAGGTGGAGCAACCATTCCCGAACATTGGTTTGGTGGCGGTGGTGATGTCAATCGCTCCACAGGCGAAAGTATGGGCGATCCTACGTTTAAGATGATGTCGTTAAGACAGGCATTTATCGGCTATATGCTATCGGAAATGGCACGCTATGTGATACGGCAATATGAGCTGGCACATAACGGCAAAGAGCCTGATTTAAGCGAAGCGGTTTATGGTTTTGCGGTACAGTTTCCAGAGATGATTGCTAAAGATACCACCCGTTATGCAGCGGCGTTACAGCAAGTCACCCAAGCGGTGAGTTTGGCAGTGACAGCTAAGTTGCTGTCGATTAAGACGGGCATACAGGTGATTGAATCGATAGCGGGGCAGTTGGGCGTAAAGTTTGATGCCGAAAAGGAACTAGCGGCGATTACTGAACAGCTAAGCCAAGGCTTGGACTCCAGTAAAGCTGTCCAGACGACTGGACAGCAACCCACCAAGATAACCGAAGCGGTGGCTAATAAAGCCGTGCCTGTTTTTACCGCTGACCAACAGATTATTGAAAACCTAGCCGATGAGGTACTGGCTACCTTAGGTTCACCTGTCAGTGAAACCGACATTGAAAACGCTATTAAATCAGCAAAAAGTTTTGAAGACTTAGCGGATAGATTAGCGGTGTTGTTTGGTGAGTCGGATACCACTGAATTTAGAACCGTGTTAGAACGCGCTACCTTTGCCGCTGATTTGTTGGGCTTTGCCAATGCACAGTAGAAAACTCGTTCCTATATGACTGCTATTAATATTAACTTTAATCTACCATTTGATGAAGCCATACAACAAATGGCAAACCGTGGCGTGGTGTTGCCTGAGGTGTATTATGGCAAACTGCAAGGCATTCACCGACAGTTAGCGTTTTCAATTGCCAATATTGCCGAAGTTGACCAATTGCAAGCGGTATTAGATTCATTAACCAATCATCTAAAAAATGGCGGTACTTTTGCAAGCTGGCAAAAAAATGTTGATGTTAAAGCCTTGGGTTTACCAAGACACCGACTGGATAACATTTTTCGTACAAATATCCAACAGGCGTATAACCACGGGCATTGGCAACAGGCACTAGCTAATCAAGCTACGCATGGCTATTTAATGTACGATGCTATTAATGATTCACGCACCCGTCCTAGTCATAAAGCCAATGACGGTATTATTCGCAAGATTGATGATCCAATCTGGAAACGGATTTGGTTTAGCCGTAATGTCTATCGCTGTCGGTGTCGGTTAATTTCGCTAACTGAAAAACAGGCAATGGACAGATCAGCCAATGGACAAGGTATTTATAAGACGGCAACCGAAGACCCATTGCGTGATAAGGCATGGGACAGTGTCGATGTGATGAATGCGGATGTGTTGAGCTTTGGCGTGGAGCGAGCGATTGCCGATAGGATGACGGCGGGTAAGGTAGATAAGGTGTTGTTGTCTGCTATGGATAAAGAGCTGGCTAAACCGTTAGAACCTGCTAAATTTATCCCTGCCAAAACCGTTAAAGAAGCAGAGCAATATCTAGTTGATAACGATATTGTTGATTTTGCGGATTTTGGCAAAATTACCGATATAGCCTTAATTAATGATTGGAACAAAGCTTTATTTGATACAGTCAAAGAGTTTCCTGAATTACGGATTAATCAGCAGTTTACGGGTTCACAATTAGCTAATATTGAAAAGTTATATAATTTTGAATGTGAAAAAATGAGGCTTAGCTGTATTTCAAAAGGATATACAGAGGAAGAATCTATTGCGGCTGTAAAGCGTAATGTAAAAAAACTTAAGCCTAATGGTTTTGCTTTCTCTAATCCGCGTGATGGTGCAAAAGGAATCGCATTTAATGAAGTTTTTGAAGTTGATGCAGCTAGGCTTATGCAACAGATAGCAGAGACTGAATACTGGGCGCAAGGATCAGGAACAATGAAATATGTTGTTGACCATGAGCTAGGTCATCAACTAGATAATTTGTTATTTCTTAGCGAAGAAAAGGAAATTAAATCGCTCTATTTGAAATTAAAAAGAAGTGGCACATTAAAACAGGAGTTATCAGGTTATGCCTCAGAACAAAAAATCCAAGACTTTATTGCTGAATGTTGGGCAGAATACAGAAACAACCCAACCCCAAGAAATACTGCAAAAACAGTCGGAGAGCTTATCGTCAAACGATACCGAGATAGATTTATTAATACAGAAAGAACTTAAAGAAATGCGAGGCGATGATTTGATGCGCGTCTATTCTGTTGGGGACGATGGTTTTATTCATGATAGTCTTGTTAAACCTGAGTATGACAAATAATTCATTGCCGAATGCTGGGCAGTCTGTAGGTTGGGTTGCGTCTTTTTGCAACCCAACATTGCGAGGTAAATGTTGGGTTGGAAAAGCACCAACCCAACCTACGCGACTTGAGCCATTGAAGGCTTTATTGTCGATAGGATTAAAAACAAAACGGGTTGGGACATTGTTAAATGCGGCTAATAAAGTGTCTTTAGAGCAATTTAAACAAAAAATTATTGTTCAGCAAAAGAACGCCCCGCTATAACGCATGGGGTTGTCATATACTGTGTTCTCAGTTCGTTATCCGTTATCATGCTGATATATTTTAAGGCTTTATCATTATCGCCGCGTGAACGAAGTAGTTGAGCTATATCTGCATACGCACCATCTTGGTCAAGAAATTGAGTATATTCTTCAAGCGATTCAGTATCGCCGTACAATAATTTTCTTAGTTCATCTTTGGTGATGTTATGGTCAAAAACAGTTTCTAGTTTTTGGGGTTGTACAACGGCATTCATAACGGCAATCCAATCAGGGTTAAATCTGTTTTGAGTGTATCACTTTCTAATTAAAAGGCAATAAACATGACTGAGTTGATTATTACCATTGATAGCCGTGCGGTTGAAACGCTGTTAAATCAGTTAGCAACTCGAGCAGATCATCTGCAACCTGCCTTAGAAGCGATTGGTCATACCTTGAATGAGCATATTAGATCGACCTTTCGAGATTTAAAAAGCCCTGAGGGTGTGCCGTGGAAACCGTTATCGCTTGTTACTAAGTTTAATCGCGCTGAGCGGGTCGCGGGTGGTAAGGTTTATATTAAGAGTGGCAAGCGGACAACCAAGAAGTTCACCGATGCGTATTTAACAGCGACACCGTTAAATGATACTGGCGTGTTACGCAATTCCATTGCGTATCAACTCAGTGGTACGGCGGTGGAGATTGGTACGAACGAGCCACAGGCAGCGATGATGAACTTCGGCGGGTCGAAAGCACAGTTTGGTCATTTATGGGGTGATATACCTGCCCGTCCGTTTATGCCTAGCCAGCAGTTGCCGATTACTTGGGAAAAAGATGTGATGGATGTAGTTGAAGATTATCTTGGGATTGTGTGATCGTACAAACCTAGGGTTTGGACTCCAGTCGCGTAGACCTGCGAGGTTTTAAAAACCTCGCAGGTCTGGCTGATAATTTTTATTTTTAGGCATTTTTAAAGACAACGCGCTACACTGGCATAGATTTTTGTTTTTACCCCCGTTAAACCCCCGTTAAACTTCCTTTAATCGTTAGTTAAAGGCTTTATTTGAAGTTCAAAGCTTGGTTTGAACGCCCTCCCTCTAAAAATACCATAGGACTGCATTCCTAGGTGTATTACCGTGCTTGCTGATTTATTCTTTTGCCACTTGTCCTTACTTCGGAACTGTCATGGCAGAATCACCCAAACCCAAAGAAGAAACCAAACCCACGCTCGCGGTGTTGACCTTAGCGGATGCGGCGTTATTGGCTCGCAAAGACCTCACTGAGTGTTTAGCGTTTAAAGATTATGGCAATACTGTGGTCGTGGTCACGGTTGCTGGTCAAAAAATCACGGTGGCAAAAGATGCCAACGTCTAATTCATTTATTGAAGCCGTTGCCGATAGCGACGGTAAAACGGGCTTGAAGTATCTGATTCGGGTTATTCGCGCGGGTCAGTCGGGTAATAACAACTTTTACCCTGATCGGGTGTTGCGTGAAGCCGTACCGTTGTTTGACAAGGTGCGGGTATTTTCTAAATCCGATGCGGAACATATTCACGGCGGTGGTAAATCATTTAGTCAGCTCATTGGTCAATTATCAGACCCGCGCTTTATTGAAGGCAATGGTCAAGACAGTGGTGAAATCCAAGCCACACTGACTTTATTGGCTTCGGCAGGTGAAGTGGTTGCCAAACTCAAAGAAGCCTACAACAACGGGATGACCGAGCTATTCGGCTTTTCGATTGATGCCGATGGGCTAACGCAAATGCGCGGCAAACTTCGCGAAGCCACTAAGTTTGTCAAAGTGCATTCGGTCGATTTGATTATCGAACCAGGGGCGGGTGGGCAGCTTATCAATTTAATCGAGGCAGTGATGCCTTCGGATTCAGACAAACCTAGGGTTTGTACTCTAATAATCGAGGCGGTTGATGCTAATCAACCCGTACTACAATCACAAAATCAAGGTGGGACTATGGACTTATTACAATTAATGTTGGCATTTATTCAGGTGGGCAATGACGGGGATATGCCTAAAGGTCTGGATACCACTGACCCAGTCGCGGTGTTAGCAGCTTATAACGAAACGCTTGACGACGGAAAAAGAGCGCGTTATTGGGAAGCGCGAGAGCATAGTTCGATATTAGCAGCAGCAAACCTACCTGCCCCTGTGACTGAAAAACTGTTAAAACAGTTTAAAGCTACCGATAGTTTAACGATGAAAGCGGTGCGCGAAGCGATTGATACCGAGCGTACTATGCTATCAAAACTGACAGAATCAGGTCATGTTAAAGGCTTGGGTGACGTGGTTATTGAAATGGGTTCAGACCGCGCTGACAAAATCACCACCATGTTTGATGATTTTTTTAATCCTGCTAAACGGGCTAAATCATTTCGTGAATGTTATGTCGAAGTCACAGGCGATACAGGGGTGACGGGTCTGATTCAAAACTGTAATGAACAGCGTTTGCGTGAAGCGTTGGGGAGTGATGCCCATTTCCGTGAAGCGATTTCAGCGGCTACCTTTGGCAATATTTTGGGTAACTCGATTACACGGGCAATGGTGCGTGATTATGCCGCGCTGGAAAATTATAACGATTTTCAGGATTTAGTCGATGTTGTTCCTATCTCTAACTTTCGTACGCAAGAACGCACTCGTATGGGTGGTTATGGCAACCTGCCTGCTGTGGCTGAAAACGGTGCTTATAACGCGCTCACGTCGCCCAGTGATGAAAAAGCGACTTACGCCATCACTAAACGCGGTGGTAAAGAAACCATCAGTCTTGAAACCATTGCTAATGATGATGTGGGTGCGATTCGTAAAGTCCCACAACGGTTGGCAGTGGCGGCAAAACGCACCTTGTATGAGTTCGTGATGGATTTTATTGCCACTAATCCGACTCTGTATGACGCGGTGACGTTGTTTAATGCTATCCATGGCAATTTAGGCACGGCAGCACTCAGTGCAGCGGCTTTTTCAGCAGCGCGGTTAGCCGTTAAGAAACAAGTAGAATTGAACAGTGCTAAAAAACTAGGTTTGGTATTGCGTCATTTGTATGTTCCTGCGGAATTGGAAGAAACCGCGTTTGATTTGTTTGTTCGTAACACCAATTTAGACGAATCGTTTGTGCAGTCACGGAAACCCAAAGTCCACGTTGTTGATTATTGGTCTGATACTAATAACTGGTTTGCCACCGCCGACAAGATGGAAATACCGCTGATTGAGTTGGGTTTTTATAACGGCACGGAAGAGCCTGAGCTGTTTGTTCAAGATTTACCTACTCAGGGTAGTTTGTTTAGCAATGACCAAATTATTTACAAAATCCGTCACATCTATGGCGGTGCGGTGATTGACTTCAGAGGCTTTTACGCTGGGATTGTTCCTTAATAACGTAAGCATGACTGCCAGTCCTTAAAGGACTGGCAGTCATTAAGCTGCCTGTTCGGCAGTGAATATATCTATGGTGGTGCGGTGATTGATTATCGTTTTCTAAGCTGCCTATGCGGCAGTAAACAAGGTGCTTAGTTAAATAAGACTAAACACCTCAATAGTTTAAGTAACTTTGTGAATTTTTACCAAAAATTATATGTTAAGCGATTATCAAGCATTACTGACGGGGCTAGTGCGTGATGACAACAATGTCATTACGACAACGGATATTGACAAGGCGATTCAATTGGCAGTGGTGCGTTATTCAACTGATTTTCCGCTGTTAAAAGTAACGGATTTAGCCAGCAATGGTACATCGAATCTGCCAGTACCAACAGATTGGGTAGCAGAGTTTAGTTCCATTGTCAGCATTGAATATCCACTAGGTGGTTTTCCGCCTCATGTGATGGATGCTGAACGCTATTGTTTGTATCAACAGCCTTCTGGGTTAAGCGTATTGTTTGTGTTTATTCCTACTGATGCGGTGCGCTTAACCTACACCTTGCCGCATACCGTCACTACGCTAATTGATACGATTAATCTGTATCACCAAGAGGCGGTAACGTGTTGGGCAGCGGCGTGGTGTTGCGATCAACTGGCTTCTTATTATGCCAGTGCCAGTGATAGCACCATCCAAGCTGACCATATTCAACGTAATAGTCAATCAGCGGATTATGCCCGCTTAGCTAAAAACTATCGGACGCGGTATTTCAGTGTGTTAGGAATTAAGGAAAATAAGCTGGTTGCCGCGTCTGCGGTGGTGGATTTAGATTTGCAAAACAGCCGTGGACAGGACCGTTTTATACACTCTAATCGAAATAGATAATTTTTACTCTAGTAGAGACGCGATTAATCGCGTCTCTGCGTATTTACTCCATGCTACTGAGGTGAATTATGCAGTCTGTAGGTTGGGTTGCGTTTTTTGCAACCCAACATCATGCGATAAATGTTGGGTTGGAAAAGCACCAACCCAACCTACGGTGTTTATGCGTTTTGACTCCTGTGAGGTGATTTGTGCATCAAAAAATACGCGATTGGATTATGAGTCAACTTAATACAGTGTCTGGCATTGGTACGGTGCATTCTTATCAACGCTATGCCGACCGTGAAAAGCAGTTAGCGGATTTATATCAAAATAACGGGCGATTACATGGTTGGTTTATACGCCGTGTATCAGTGGTTGAAAAGGTGTTTGGTACAGGCGATAACATCGAGCAATCAATATGGTTAATACGCGGTTATCTGGCGATTAATGATGTATCTGCCTCTGAGCTGGAGTTTGATGCCTTGTTAGATAGTATCAGAGCGGTATTCAGAGTGGATGCGGGGGATCCTTGGCAGGCGATTAATGTCAGTGGTGATTACGTTAGCACTTTATATACGGATCAACCCAGTAAGGAGCAAATCGGTTTTTCTGTGCTGGATAGTCAGCCTGTGCTGTTCTCTGGGGTGTTGTGCCACAGTGCGGAGTGTCAGTTGATTACTAACCGCGTATTACATAACCCGCCTTATTAAGTACAAGGGGGAATGATGGTTGATATTTTCTCGTTTTTTGTTTTTTGGTTTGTTATAGCGGTATTGGTTGTATTGCTGGCAGCGTGGATAAGTATTCGCCGATCGCAGTATTTGGATAAGAAAAAAAAGAAGCATTTTGGGTAGAGACGCGATTTATTACGTCTCACACATAAAGACGCGATAAATCGCGTCTCTACAGTATGTATTTTTTGAGTGAGGATTTTATGAAATTACAAACACCAGAAGGTTTTACAGGAGATGTGCATTTGCATGGTAGATCGTTTGTAGTCGATGACAAGGGGCAGGTAGATATTGAACCTGAATTTATCGGTAGTCAGTTATGGGCGCATGGTTTTACCGTTGCACCATTGCCTGAAACCAAAACCAAACCCGCTACGGTAGCGGCTGAAAAAGGTAATGTGTAATGAGTTCAAAAGAGTTTATTTTGTTCGGTTCTGGGGAAGCAATTTTTATCCCTAAACGCGATGCGGACGGCAATGCGATTGCTGTCCCTACGCCTGTGTCGCTGTCTTCGTGTATTGATATTGGTATTGAAAAGAAAGGCGATGCCAAAAAACATGAAGGCAAGTTTCAATATTCAATTGCCTCGGCAATTGCAAAGCGGTCTATTGAGGTGTCTTTAACCTGTAATGTGCATTCTGCCAAGTCTTTAACACTTTCTACCAATGAAAGTGTATTGGGCAGTTTTGACGCGCTTTATTCACCCAAAACAGCAACGCTGATTCCTGCCACGCCGTTTACCATCACCGCAACACCACCTGGTACTGGTGTATTTAAAACCAATATGGGCGTGTTATCAGATACGGGTGAAGCGTTAACCCGTGTGGCTTCTGCCCCGACTACTGGACAGTATTCTTTGGTGGATGCAACGGGGGTTTATACCTTTGCAGCGGCTGATGTGGGTAAAGCGGTGTATATCAAATATACCTATAGCACGTCTTCGGGGGGTAGTTCAGTGGCTGAATATAATCGTATGCAGGGTGAAGCCCCTGAGTATTCGCTTATTCTGACTTCTGGTACTTATCGCGGCGTGTCGGTGATGTTTGATGCGCCGATTGTGACTATTAAAGATACCTCACAGCCGTTTAAGAATGGCGATTATATGGCGCAGAAAATCACCGTTGATGTGCTGGCGAATCCTGTTACTGGTTTGGTGTTTACCTCAAATATTCCGTTGTAACAACCAGTAGAGCTGCGAGGTTTTAAAAAACTCGCAGGTTTACCTTAAATAGAAACACCCCCACGGTGTAGGGGCGGGTTCTA